CTTTGGCAAACGTTATCCAACTGAAAATGAAGCACCCCCTTGGCTCCTTACGGTTCTAATCGTAAGGATATTGCATCTCCTACTAACTTAAGTAGGAGAGGCCCAGCGGATTTTCGTGTAAACGGAACCGCGCCGCACAGACTTAGCGTAGGCTTCATCCGATGATTTTCTCGCGAAAATCAGGGACCACCAACCATAGTCGGAGGTCCTTTCGGTGAAGAATTTTGCTAATGCCCGGTATCCATACAAGGGATCAACCTTCTCCTTCGTTGAGGGTATTAAACCCCTAACTTCGAAGCGTTGGAGATCGCTACTGTATCTATCGATGCAGTACGTTCCAAGGTAAGAATACCAACCGGCAACAGGAGACGTCTCAAGTACGTGGGGAACTACCCCACATACATCTTCGATTTTCATTCGAAGATGCGCCGCTGCCTTCCACCAACCCTTTTTGTAAAAAAGATTGGCGGTTGCAATGGTGCTCAGGATCGCTCCAGAGTCTGTTCGATCAGTGGGCAGAGCATTTCGGATGTAAACAGGTGTCACTACGTGACCCTTATAGGCATCCGTTCCGCAGGATTCTCTGAAGAACGATCGCGAGAAGGTTTTTCCGCGGTTGATCTTCAACCCTGCAGACTCTAACCCATCTAGAACGATATCCACCTCCTTGGTGGGTACGATGATATCATCTCCATACACTTTGACGAGTTTTGCAAATCGTCTAGTCTGGGGATGATTAACAGAGAGAGCATTAGCTTTCATATAAGAAGCAATGGCGATACAATAAAACGTCATTGCCTCAAATGGGAAGCATAATGCCGAACCTTGCGACGCAAACTTCTTTAAGCCGAGAATTCGGCCGTTAGGAAGTATCGCATATCTGCTTCGGCACGAAAAAACTGCCTTCATAAGAGAAGGATGTCTTTTCAGAATCTGATGGACTAGTGATGAGTGCACACGATCACTAGCTTCCTTCAGATCCACCGTTGCAAATTCTCTAGTTATCGAGCTAGAGAGCGCAAGATCACCATTGATTGACTGTTTGGTGAAGTTGATCTGGCCCCGAGTCAGTTTATCTGATTCGAGGTTTTGGACCAAAGCCAACATAAGTCCCTGCTGTACGTATTGATTATACACAGGTTCAATGGCAATAACTCTAGGAGACTTTAGGGTCTTCGGAACAAAAATGACCCGCACTGGGGGCTCTTGCCATTCAGGCAAGAACTCCATATGCGAGCCACGCTGTTTCGGCCTCTGGAAAGAGGTTACCACCTCACTTGCTAGTTCGCCAAAATTGGCGAACCAGTAAACTGAGGATGGGAAAGTCCTTTCAAGTCTTAGGGACCACTGTCGATGGTTGTACTTACGGTTTCCGTAGGTTCCATCAACGGTAGTACCTTTCCCGTGTCGAACTGCCAACTTCCCGATGTCTGACAACCTGTCAGACACACGAGAAATAACAGCCCCAAGATAATAGTCGCTGGCTTGACTAAATTCGTCAAGTAGCTCCCATTTCTTGATACGGAAACTAGAGACATCGGCTTCGCAGCGCTCAAAGGCAACTCCAGCTGTTCGCTGGCGCTCTTGAGTACAGTCCATCTTGATTTTGTTAAAGCATAGGCAAATCTGCCTAACTGCTTCAACAGCTTCAATAGATGAGTCATCGCGAAGTTCTCCTGTTAAAGAATTGAACACTTGGTTCGTGAAACCCTGAAGAAATTTAGGGAGACACGAGTTTCTTGACCGACTAAACCCGGTGAAGAGCTCAGGTAGCCAAACCCCACTCTCGATGCTTCTCTCGAAGCACTTTGAGAAATCGGGGAGGGTAATCGTGAAAAACGACAGCCCTTCGTGTTCAGCGCGTGATCTAATAGTTATTAGGTCACGCTTCGTGGAGGTGTTACACAGCATGCTGGCATCCGCCAACAGGCTTGCTAGGACATCCGTAAAGGATGTGAGGAGACGTTTTCGGCTCTTCATGTGCTCCCGTTAAGGTAGCGCAATCCTAGTATACATGCTTGCAGAATAGCTGACCAACGTGCTAAGCACGTCCCTCTACTAGATACTAACTGATACCAAGCTGAGGAAACAAGAGACATCTAGTCCAGCCTTCGGAGTCGCATTCTAGGCAATAAGCTTAGAACTTGACTTAACCGATTGTTGTATTCAATGTAACTTGCCCCGTTTATTGACGGGTATGAAACCCCAATTTGGGGGTCAAGAGATTTAGGTCTCTTGTCCCAGAACTTTCAGTGTGTTCGAAAACGAACTAGCTGAGAGCCAATCAGTAAGTGCATTGACAACGTACTTAACCTCAGTATCACTAAAGGCAGTCCCAACAGAGGGAATGTCAATAATGAGCTGTACTTTCACCGATTGCGTAATGCTAATCGATGAAAAAGGTGTAGTGCTCTCCTTTGTCTGGATAGCCTCTACTAAGTATCGTTGCCTTTTGCCGATCTGCTTAGATAGTCTCAAAGAAACGAGGCCATCGGCTTTTCGATATATAGAGGCATTCTCTCCTCGCGAAACTGCGGGAAGAGACTGCGCCACCGTGTTAATGGTGAGCGATTGTGGGTCAGCAAACATGTATACGTCTCCGTTGTGTTTGGGGGCTTATTCCCCCGGTGAACTACCATCACTGGGCTAAGTCGTCACTACAAAAGTAGTGATATCCCTAACGCAGCTAAGATAGCAATTTTGAGAGGGGTAAGTTCCCCTCCCGCGTCCAAACCAAAAGGATCAACCTTCTTCCTTACCTTCGTAACATAGTTACGGGATAAAGAAGGATGAAGATTACCTTCTGTCGAGGTCTGCTCGTACATACGTGAGGTTTCCCCCATGATGTACGCGTATTTACTGACTTGCCGATCGGCAACCGAGTCAGTGAGGTTGTGAACAACATCACTGACATTGGAAAACCAATCGATAAGCCAGGTCCACGGCAGCGCGTCCCAGAGATCAGCAGGAGAAGGGACTCCTCCTGCCAGCTTCGCCAAAGTTCGGCGTCGATTCTCGGGAAAACGGAGATCCGTCATGTAGAAGATGAACTCGCCAGAAAACTTAATCTGTCGACTCACCGTCCACCTTTCGGAAGACATTACAGCTGAGGGATTGTAGGGAAGGTTATTATAACCTCCACCACTAACATTCCACATCTGCAATTCACCTGGGTGTTCTAAATACCCAGACTCCGCATTATAGTAAACGGTACCGCTTCTCCTTACCGGCTTCCCGGCATTGGCTTTCAAAAAGTCAAGCTGTTTACTCACACGATCAACGAAGTTAATCATGCGAAGTATATCAGCAAGGAGGGGTTTCCAACCGAATTGCACAGCGAGGAAATAATCACTGATGTGCTTAAGGTTGCTTAGACTTGCATGAAGCAAGCTAGGCGTATCCCTAAGTTCAGCAATGAAGACTCCCAAGCTAAGCTGCGGTTGTGCAGGCTTAAACTTACGCCAAGCCTCGGCACCGAAGCCAACTATCTCGTTTACGTCTTCATCGGGAGGTAAATCTCCATGCGGTAGCCCGTCGAAAGAACGGGCAGCCCACGCGAGACCTACATCACCATCGAAGAAATAACCGGATGGGTTGACACCAAAGAAGTTTACACTTCTTCGGTTCCACCATGATTTACGGATAACAAGTTCACCGCCGTCATCGCTCAAAAGAGAACGATCACCTTGGTAATTCTTGTTCCTAATCGTATCCTCGCAGAGAGAGCGCCTCAGAAGGGTATAATGCCCCAAAGAGAGTGGCTGTTCAAAGCGAGCTCCACTTGACCCCACATAATAATAACCAATAGTCGCAAGATCTTCACGATCATACGTGTTGATAGTACGACTCCTGGCTATGCGGGGAAGTTGAGGACCATAGGTAGGGTCGAATTCCTTACTAATTTCCAGATCGGAAGCTAGTGGGATATCGTCATTCCCTAGGTTAAGTGATACTGTCATGGTGAGTCCCTATACGCAGTTAGGTTTGGACGGCGCAAACAAAAATGCTTGCGTGGCGTGTTAACACCAAGACTCTCCTC